AGTCGTGAACGTCGCTGGCGCGGAACGCCTTCTTCTCGTCGTCCCACTCGCGCCGGTACTGCTCCAACGCCGCAATGCCGGTCTCTTCGGTACGCGGATGAAATACACACAACGGCAACGTGCGGCGCGCGGCCTCGATGCCGTCCTGAAACGTCGCCCACGGTACGAGGATGGGATTGAGACCAATCATCTTCATGGTCTCGACGCGAGTGCGACCTGTCCCCCACTCCTTGATCTTGGCGTCGTGCGGGACGTAGTCGTTACCGTTACGCCAGCCGTGCTCGCCCTCGCGTTTCTCGATCACCTCGGCGAAGTGATCGACACCGGCGCCACTTGCCGCGTAGTGATCGAGAATAAACACCTGACCGCCGACAACCTGAAACCACCAGATCGAGGTATCGTCCTTGACACCAAGATCCCATGCACGATGAACGAACTGACCCTCAACCGGCTCGATCGGCAGGATGCGCCCCTCGGCGCGCACCTGCGCCATCTCCATCGCCCAGTACGCACCAAGGATGGCGGCGTTGAACGAGCACAAATACTCCTGATCGAATTGCGCCTTGCCGACATCCTGCCCGTACAGGGCAGTGTACTCCTTCATGGTTTCGGCAAGAGCCGCTGGCGTGAGCGATCCTGTATCATTAACGGTGAGGAGTTCGGAGAACCACTCTGGCGACTGTTGGGCAAACTGAAAAAGTGAGAACGCATGATTGCGTCCTCTGGGAGTAGTGATGAACGCCGCCCAGCCGTTGTTTTCTTCGAGCATGGGCCGGTAGTACGCCCACGCTGATGGGTTCGCCAATGCATACTCCGAAAATACAATACCGGCGACTGAGGCGCCGACTGTGCTGTCGTAAGTGTCGGAGCCAATGACCTGCCACGTTGAACCGTTAACGAAGCGGATGAACATTTCATTGTCATTGGTATTAGCGCGGAGTGCGAGCGGGAATGCTTCATCGATGCGCCTCTTGCCAGTGTGTGGATTGATTGCGGTCCAGATCGCCTTGCGACCCTGATTGTATTCCGGCAGGCAGTGCCAGTAGTTGCCGACACGCCTGATGGCCGCGAGCATCGAGTAGTGCAGACAGACTTCGTCCTTACCGGCGCGCCGGTGCCACACCGCCATCGCACGCTTGCCGCCGCCCTTGAGATAACGCCACAGCTTCAACTGATGAGGCCGCGCCTTCCAGTTATTATTCGGCAGCGAGATCTCAATTTTTTCCATCGTCGTTCCTGATCGTTATGACGATGTCTTTTCCTTCGGCGCCGACCAACGGCTGCGGCGCGCGACCCCAGCCGCGATCGAGAAGAATTTGCGCGGCTTGCACACTCACACCCGGTGGTGTGTCCTTCGGCGGATTAAACGCGAACAGCGCCAACCGTCGCACCGCCTTCTCAGTATACGCGCGGCAAAGCGACTTAACGTCGATCGGAGTTTTCTTGTACGGCAATAGTTTAAGGGGTACGTCGCCCCTCTCCCTTAAATCTTGTTACCCGGCCCAGCCACCATCAGCAGCCGCTCCTTCACCTCCGCGAGTTCGTTGCGTAGCTGCTCGACCGTGGCCTGCAACCGATCGAGCCTGTCGTACATCGGGGCCTCCACCTTAGGCCCGCCGCCCGGTGGATTGTCTGGATTATAACCGGGATTGATGTTGCGGTACTGCTCGGCAACCATGCTGACGATTTTCATGTTTGACACGGCGCTTGCACCCAAACGCGAAGAGGGCGCGTGGCGCCCGAATACCGGACACTACGCGCCCTCCTGATTTACAGCAAGTCAGGGATCGTCCCAGTGCCGCGCCATGCAGAACCCATACGCTGCGGCAATCAGCAAAAGCCAGAGCATCAGTCCCTCTCCCATCTCGGCACCACCGGCTTCTCACCATGCGCCACCAGCGATCGCAACAGCAAAGCCGCTGACGCCGGTATCTCAGCCTGCCCCTTCACCATGCGGCGCACGGTACGCAGGCTCACACCTATGTACCGCCCGGCCCCGGCTTGGCTCATGCCAAGCTGTCGAACAATACGCTTGAATTGCAGCGGGGTAAGCGTGCGCTCGTGCTGCCAGTTGCTAGACGACATCCTGTACCTCGATGATGCAGCCCATATAGCGCCTCCCTGACACCCATGTCAAGCGGGTACTGCCCCACCGGCACCCGTGCCAAAATGTCGCACTTTGCTTGATTGACACTGGTGCCAGAGAGGCACTATAAGGGGTCATCGCAACCGGAGTTACCACAATGACCAACTTACTGACCTTCGTACCCGCGCCAAACGGCTTTGAGTGGAAATCGCCCGCCGATGACCGTTTTGGCCGTTATGCAATCGAACTGATGCTAAACGACACATTTCATGTCTGGCACCTGTCGCCCTTCAACAACATGCGCGACTTTCTCGGCAATCGCCCCACCAAGGGCCGCGCCATCGAACTCGCGCAAAAGCATCACACCCGTGCGGTCCTCGCCGCTTAACCCACCCGCAATCGCCCACAATTGACCACCCACGCAATAGGAACAACCGACATGACCAAAAACAACCTCGTTGCCACCATCGACGCCCTCGGCGAACTGAAGGCGCAGATCGCGGCGCTCGAACTGAAAGAAAAGGAACTGAAGAAGGCTCTCGGCGACCTCAAGCCCGGCGCCTACGAGGGCGAACTGTTCCGCCTCTCGATCAGCGAGACTGAGCGCGAGACCCTCGACATGAAGGCAGTACGCGAGAAGCTGTCGCCGCAGTGGATGCGGGCGCACACCAACGTCACCAACGTCCGCACGCTGCGCGTGTCGGCCCGCAACGGAGATGTCGAATAATGGATACTCTCCAGCAACTAGAGCAGATCATCGATCGCGTCGGCCTCAAGTCTACCGTCGAGGCCCTCGCGATCGTCTGCGACCTCAAAGGCGACCACCTCGTCCAGAACTGGCAAGACCAGACCTCCGCCTCGGTCTGGTACCGCAACATGAAACGCCTCGACAAAGTCGCGGCCAAACTGGAGACCTGACCATGACCCTGCCCTTCCCCATGCCAGCCCTCATGCTGCCGCAGATCAGCATCAACGGCACCGACAAGACCGACCTCGTCAGCCAGCAACTCGCCGTCATCGGCGCGTTGCGGCTGGTGCAGGAGGCCATGAGCGAAGCGGCGCCCAACGGTCGCGACTACCAGCACCGCCCGCACGAATACAAGGGCGCCCGCGCCGCTTGGGTCGAGCGTCAGGCCCTGATTGCCAACCTGCGGCGCGAGATCGAGCACCACGCGGAGGCCATCGACGCCTTGCCCGGCAGATAAAAGTATGCCGCAGGTTCGCGGCAGGTTCGCCGCAGGTTAGCGGCAGGTTAGCGGCAGGTTAGCGGCAGGTTCGCCGCAGGTATGCCAAAGGTCGAAATTGCCCGCTAACGGGCAATCTTGATCTCGTCATCGAACTCGGTGTCAAACCCGGTGGGCCGGTCGATCTTGCGCAGCGGATCGTCCGGCAGCACCGATCGTATCACCTGCGCCCCCGGCCATACCGTTTTCACCTTCGCCACGAGGCTATGGCCGCTCAGGATGCGCCCGATCTCCTCATGGGTATAGATCGTAACCTGCCGCCCCTCCGCCTGCACCAGCGAGGCCCTAATCGCGTCTGGAACTATCGCCGCCACCGTACCGTCATCCAGCCCCACCTCGATGACCTCGCGCTCCAGCCGCTTGGCGCCAGCCGCCAGCGCCATCTTGTTGCACGCCATCCAGCCCGCGATCATGCGGGCGCTTTCGCGCCGCACCTCTTCGAGATCGCCGTTGCTGATGGCCTTGTTGAACAGGTAGCGCTGCCTGTCGAACTTCTCCCGTATCTCCGCCGGTACCAGCAGCCTGAGCCTGTCGACACCCCAGTAGCGCTCCATCTCGACCGCCACCGCATCTGCGCCGTCGAGGAAAGCCCTGCCTGCGATGTAGGTGCCGTGACTGCGGTCCCAGCGGTCAGGATTGCTGACCTCCCTGATTTCGGTGGTCAGCTTCTTTACCCTTTTCGCCATGTGTCCCTCCCGGTGTGGTGTACCGCTGTACCGACCGTACCCTTAAGGGAAAGGGTCCGGTACAGTACAGCTATAAATAGCTGTCTGTACCTAAACTGTACCGACAGCTTTTTTGAATATTTTCATAAGGTTGATGTCAGTTTGCACCGATTTGTACCGCTGTACCGTTTTTGCGGTACAGCACCCCCAACTGTACCGCGAGATTTTAGTCGTCATCGGCCTCTTTCTCCCACTTCACCCCGGCGATCTTGCAGCCTTTTTTGGTAAGCCGATACTTACTGCCCCGGAACTTGTAGACCAGCTTGTTCGATTTCAGCCGCTCGATGATGCGCTGCACCTTGGAACGATAGGGTCGCCCGTCCGGCAATGTGAACATTGCCAGCTTGGCAAGTTCAGCAAGGCTGGCGTTCTTGTAACCGTGGATCAGCTTCAGCACCGTGTCCTCGTCAGCTTCCGCCGTAGCCGCGCGCCGCTCCGCGCCCTGCTCCGTGATCGGCACCGCCACCACTGAGGGCATGCACCGGCCTTTGCTGTCCTTGACCGTTTCGCTGGTGGCCGTCCGCAACTCGAACTCCAGTTGCTCGAACGGGGAGCCGCGCCACTTGGCGCCATGCGGGTTGAGCGCGCAGGTCTTTTCCTCCGACCAGAGCGTCAGGTTGCCATCCACCTCGTTGATGAAATTTGAGCCGCCCAGCGGGATCAGGTTGTCGGCTGTCGCATTCTTCACCGGATGGCAGTTGACCAGCACCGCCGGGTTACCGGGCAGCGCGATCAGCCGCCGCAATAGCTGCGCGAACAGGCCCTGCTGGGCATTGCTGTTGCTGTCGTCGCCGCGAAAGTACGCCGTCGCCGTGTCCACCACGATGAGCGCCAGATCGCCTATTTTCGTCGCCTCCTCGATGATCTTCGGCATGCTGACCGCGATGTCGATGACGCCGTCCACGAAGTAGAATGGCACCGCCTCCGGGTCGAACTTCTCGTGATCGGCGAGAACCTTGTAGCGGGCGCGGACGTCCTGTGGATTTTCACCGGCGAGGAACAGCACCCTGCCGGGCGCCACCTCGTGACCGTGAAACGGCACGCCACGCGCCACGGTGGACGCCATCAGCATGGCGACCGCAGTCTTGCCGTGGCCGGTACGGGCGGTGAGTGCGTAGAGGTAGCTTTTCTGGATCAGCTTATCGATCAGGTAGTCGGGCGGCACGAAGCCGCGCAGGAACTGCGCCGACGTTTGCAGCAGCGGCAGCGCCTCGCCGGTTGCCGGGTCGATCTTGGGCTGCGAAACGAAATCGTCGTTTAGGTCGGGCCTTGACTTTGGATTGGGCCGCGCCGCCTCGACTTTCATCTTGGCCGACCCCCAGCGCCGCATGGCGGCGCGCCACTTGCCCTCGAAAGCCGTCCGGCCACGGCGCTCCTGCTCCAGCCCGACCCGCTTGCTGACGCCCTCGACGCGGCTGGTGACCCGGCGCTCGTAATCCTCGTAGGCGGCGGTGGCGAGCGCCTCAAGCTGGTAGCGCGGCGGCAAGATGGGCGCCATGCGGTACATCTCCAGAATGTGGCGCCAGACCACGCTCCGCATCACCGCCTCGCGACCGTCCTGCACGTTGCCGAAGGCGTCGTAATCGCTCTCCGGCGAGGCCGTGCGCGTCCCGTCGCCCTGATGCCCGCCATGCTCCCCGACCAGCGCCTCTATGGCGTCCAGCAGCCATTGCGGGGCATCCGGTACGGCGACCTCCCACGGGCCGCGCAACGGCATCCAAGCGTATTCCTTGCCGCTGGCGTGCATGGTGGGCGGCAGCACGGCAAAACCGGCGTGCCCCCTGACGTCCACGCCTATGGAGGTGCGATTGGTGGGCACCCGGTAGCCGGGAGGCGCCCTGAACAGCTTCTGCACCCCGCCGCCGCCGGTGACCTGCTCAGGCCCCTCCGGCTCGATGCCGTGGCTCTCGGCCTCCACCAGATCGCGCCACCACGCCGCCGCCTCCGGGTGCTTGTGGATGTCGAGGTCGAGGACGAGGATGTTGCCGGAGCAGGGTCCGGTGATCATCCCCATGTCGCCGCGTTCGCTTCCTGTCCTGTACCAGCGCGCGAATGTAGCCTCCGGCGCGAGGCTCTCCTGCAAATCGGCCCACTGCGACAGTGCCGGGCGCTTGTCCTTGCAGGGGACCACCTGAATGCCAGCGGCGCGGTACATTTCGGCCCAGCCGCGAGGCGTGGCGAAGCTGGGGTCAAAGCCGGTCGGGTTGAGGTCTTGGTGGTCGTCTGGTATAGACACGGCTAGTCCTTTCGCGATCTCACAGGGGTGGTGCAGGGACGGGTTTTGAGCGCCGGAGGTGATAGCCCCCGGCGCTCAATTTTTGACTATCAGCCGAAATCGTCGGCGAGGGAAGCCGCCGCCGCTTGTGGTGCCGCCTTGGGCTGCGCACCAGTGGCGGGAGCCGCCTGTTGCAGCGGCAACTGTCCGCCGCCGTTCGCCTTCGGCTGCGGCGCCAGATCACCGCGCGGCACCCAGCCCGCGATCGCAAACACCGGATGATAGTTGGTGCTGCTCTTCTCGCCGGAGCCGGTCTTGATGGGCACGGTCTTTTCCAGCATCAGAACCGGCAGCTTGCCAGGGTTCTTGGCCTTGTCCTTCTGGTATTCGAGGTAGATGTTCTCGATGCCGGACAGGAAAGCCTTCGAGGTACCGGCGACTTCCCTGATCGCCTTGCCGTCAGGTCCAGTGCATTCCTTCGCCAGCTTCACCATGAAGCGCACGCCATTCTTGTGGCGTGGCGTCGGACGGTCGGGCAGCTTGCTGCCCATCGGCACCAGCGCGAATGACGGCGCGGAGCCGGGCTGGAAATCGATCCAGCCGACCTCGACGTTGTCGAAGTCCACGATCGCCTTGAAGTTGCCGGTGATGTCGGCGCTCTCACCGACAAAGCCTGAGCCGGTGTCCACGCGATCGACGCGAAAGAAACGTCCGGCGCGTGCATCGTATTTTAAAATCGGCAGGAAATCCCCGCCTTGCGAGGTCTCGGTACTAAAGCCGAATATCGACAATGTAGCCTCCATTTTGCCGTCTGTCAGGCCGACGGCGACGCCACACCGGCTTATGCCGGTATTCAGCGGGGAGCAGTGGGACTCGAACCCACCGGCTCCCCTTACGAGGCGTAAGCATCCAGAACGTATCGGCGTCTGGACACGATCTACGGCGTGGGGTGGAGATACGTTTCCATTGCCCTACCGTTGCACCCTTGCGGGTGTCCTCGTATTAAAAACCGTTTTGTCCTTTCGATCTCTTGATAAAAGCAACGCCCATTACTTCCGGCGCCCGTTCTTTTTCCTCAGCCGCACGAATATCCTCGCGCTGAAGCGTCATCCGACTGTAGGCACTGCTGACATTGTGCATCTCTTTGA